TTGGCGGCGTGGGGTCGTGGCGACGATCTGGACCTGGCGCCGGGTTCGTCGGCGGGGGTGCGGGTCGACGAGCACTCGTCGATGCAGCTCCTCGCGGTGTTCTCGTGTGTGCGGGTGATCTCGGATTCGATCGCGATGTTGCCGGTGGATGTGTATCGGGGGCGGGGTGGGGAGACCCAGTCGATCCCGACGCCGGTGTGGATCGACCAGCCGAACGTGGACACGGACCGGGTCGCGTTCTTGGTGCAGACGATCGTGAGCCTCTTGTTGCGGGGCAACGCCTACTGGCTTGTCGTGCGTAATGACGGCGGGCAGATCACCGAGCTTTGGACCTTGCATCCGGACATGGTGCAGGTCGAGGCGAACGGGATGCGTAAGGCGTTCCGGATCCAGGGGCAGCGGTTCGACGGCGAGCTGGTGCACATCCCGGCGATGTTGTTCCCCGGCTCGAAGGTCGGGGTCGACCCGATCTCCGCGGCCCGGGATGCGATCGGCCTAGGGTTGGCGACCCAGACGTTCGGTTCGAAGTTCTTCGCTCAGGGGGCGATGCCGTCGGGGGTGATCACGTCGCCGGGGATCGTGACTCCGGAGCAGGCGAAGGAGCTCGCCCAGTCGTGGCGGGCTGCGCATGGTGGGGTGAACCGGTCGAACCTGCCGGCGGTGTTGACCGGCGGGGCGGCGTATACGCCGATCGCGATCACCCCGGAGCAGTCGCAGTTCTTGGAGACCCGCCGCTACAACGACGAGCAGATCTACCGGCTGTTCGGGTTGCAGCATCCGTTCACGCCGATGGGCGGCTCGTCGATGACGTACGCCAACACTGAGCAGCTGGGGACCGATGTCACACGGTTCACGTTCATGCCGTGGATCGTCCGGCTCGAGGGCGCCCTGTCGAGGTTGCTGCCCCGGCCGCAGTTCGCGAAGTTCAATCTCGACGCGTTCCTGCGTTCGGCGTTGCGGGACCGGTACGAGTCGTACAAGACGGGGATCGAGACCGGGTTCCTCGAGGTGAACGAGGTGCGGGCCTGGGAGAACCTGGACCCGATCAACACGGCGCCGGCCGACCCGGAGGCGCCGTCGCCCGACGATGCGATGCGATCACTGCCAGATGACTGACAAGTTGCGGCCGTCAGGGGCGCCGGCCACCGGAATCGAGGACTGATGCGTCCGACCGAACGTCGCTATTACACGACTGACTTCGAGGCTCGCGCCGAGGGTGACGGGTTCCGTATCGCCGGGCATGCCGCGGTGTTCAACCGGCTGTCGCAGGACCTGGGCGGGTTCGTGGAGCGGATCGCGCCGGGCGCGTTCCGCAAGACGCTCGGCGAAGCCGACGTCAGGGCCCTGTTCAACCACGACCCGTCGCTGATCCTCGGCCGCTCGAAGTCGGGGACGCTGTACATGGAGGAGGACGACCGGGGCCTCGCCTACGACGTGAAGCTGCCCGACACCTCGTACGGCCGGGACCTGATGGTGTCGATCGAGCGGGGTGACGTCACCCAGTCGAGCTTCGGCTTCCGGGTGATCGAGGACTTCTGGGACCGCACCGACGACGGCTACCCGCTGCGCACCCTGCGTGAGGTGAGCCTCCACAACGGTGACGTGTCCCCGGTGACGTTCCCCGCCTACCTCGACACCGAGGTCGCAGTGCGGGCGGTCGAGCATCTGGCCGGCAAGACCGGGGTCCGCCCCGAGGTCCTCGTCGACGCGATCCGGTCGGGTCGCCTCCCCGGCGAGGTCGAGGTCGAGGCCGAACCGGTCCTGGTCGAGGTCGTCGAGGTCGCCGAGGTCACCCCGTCGGGGCTGGTCGCGTTGCGCCACCAGCTGATGGCCCGGGAGCGGAGCCCGCACGCATGAGCCTCGAAGACTCGGAGTACATGGCGTCTCCCCGCCAGCAGGTCCTTTACGAGACGTTCGAGGAGATCGCCGACCTGTTCGGCAAGTGGGACCAGGGCATCGGCCCGGACGGCGCCCACTATGTGGCCGAGTCGCCGTTCGCCGCCGAGGGGATGGTGTGCTCGAACTGCTGGTTCTACGAGGGCCCGCAAGCCTGCGAGATCGTCTCGGGTGAGATCGCCCCCGGTGCGGTGTGCAAGTTCTGGCTGATCCCCGCCGAGCTCGTCGGGGTGCGGTCGCGCCGCCTGGTGCTCCTGAGCCGCCGCCAGCCGCCGTGCCCCTAGAGGCCCGGGAGCCGTGGCGTCCCCCCGAGGGGGTGCGCGTGGAGGCGCGTCGGGCGTTGGCGTGGATCGCCGACGGGCAGGCCGGTGGGGGCTTCACCGCGGTGGGTCGGCGGCGGGCGTCGCAGCTCGCGAACGGCGACCCGGTGAGCTTGGACACGATCCGGCGGATCGCCTCCTATCTGGCCCGCCACGAGGCCGACAAGCAGGGCGAAGGGTTCTCGCCGGGTGAGCCCGGCTACCCGTCGCCCGGCCGGGTGGCGTGGGCCGCGTGGGGTGGCGACCCGGCGATCTCGTGGACCCGCCGCATCCTCGACACGTACACCTAGTTCTCGGGTGGCCCCGTGCCGCCACCCGCCCCGGGTTCCGCCGGCCGCGCGACACGCACCGGCCGGACCCGGTTCTCAGCACCACCCACCGTCTGGCCGCGCGCAACGCACCAGGCACTCCCCCATCCGTCATGTGCCACCGGCACAGAGACAAAGGACCAACCATGCAGAACTACCTCAACCAGCTGCGCGACTCGCGTCAGCGGGCGTGGCACGAGGCCAAGGAGCTGCTCGAGGTCGCGGAGCGCGAGGCGCGCGAGCTGACCGGCGAGGAGCAGGCCAAGTGGGACACCATCAACCGGGACATCGACGAGAAGGACGCCCAGATCCGGTCGTTCCTCGACATCGAGCAGCGTGAGCGCGAGGCCGACAAGGCTCGGGCCGCCTACGAGCCGGTCATCGTGGAGGCCGAGCAGGCCCGCCGCACCGAGAAGCAGGTCGACGACATGACCCGCTTCCTGCGCGGTGAGACCCGCTCGATCGACATCGACCTCGGCCCGGCGTGGCGCGAGAAGCGTCTCATCCGTTCCGGAGTTGGCGCACGCGAGCTGCGTGACCTGGTGTCGGACACCGACGCTCTCGGCGGCAACACCGTCCCGACGTCGTTCCAGCGTCAGCTCGTCGAGTACGTCGAGTTCTACACCGGCGCCCGGAACCTGAACGTCACGGTGCTCACCACCCAGTCGGGTGAGGCCCTTGAGATCCCCAACGTCGCGACCCGTTCCACGGCCGCGATCCGGGGTGAGGGCACCGCGATCGGCGAGGTCGACGCGACGTTCGGCCAGGCGACCCTGAACGCCTGGAAGTACGGCGTGCTCACCCAGGTGAGCAACGAGCTCCTGACCGACACCGGCATCGACATGCTCGGCTTCATCGCCCGGGACACCGCCCAGGCGATCGCCCGCATCACCGACACCGACTACGTCACCGGCTCGGGCTCGAACAAGCCGAAGGGCATCATGACGACCCAGGCTGTCGGCGCGACCGCCCAGACCGCGAGCACGGGTGTCCCCTCCTACGGGAACCTCGTCGACCTGGTCTACTCGGTCAACCCGCAGGCTCGGGCGCTCGGCGCCTACTGGTTCACGCTCGACACCAACGCGGCGAAGATCCGTCGGATCACCGACACGACGGGCCGGCCGCTGTGGGAGCCGACGCTGACCGCAGGCGAGCCCGACCGGCTGATGGGCTACCCGATGGTCCTCGACCCCAACGTGGCCGCCTTCGCGACCGCCGGCGGGACCCACATGGCGTTCGGGAACTTCAGCTCGTACTACATCCGTGACGTCGCCAGCGTCCGCTTCGAGCGGTCCGACGACTTCGCCTTCTCGTCCGACCTCGTCACGTTCCGCACGATCCTGCGGACCGACGGCGACTACGTCGGCGGTGTGGACGGGCACGTCAAGTTCCTCAAGGCCCCGACCAGCTGATCCATCCCGGGGCGGGCTGGGCGATCCCCGGCCCGCCCCGGACCCTCTCCGTGCCGACCGTTGTGGTTCGGGGGTTCGCCGCTGGCACGGGCGGCGGCCCCCCGACCACTCCCAAAGGAGCACCGTGCCTGCTCACATCATCTCTGTCGACGCGCACTCGCCTGCGTCCGAGCAGCTCGCCGCCTCGGTGCGCAAGCTCGAGACCCGCGAGGAGATCGTGTCGGTCGTCCAGACCGGCGACTGCTTCGTCGTGGTGACCCGCCGCAAGCCGGGCCGACCGGCGAAGGAGACCCGGGTGACCGCCCAGGCGGAAACCCGATGAAGATCGCCTGGATGTCGAACGCCCCGTGGGCGCCGACGGGCTACGGGCAGCAGACCGCCCAGGTCCTGCCCCGCCTGGTCGCCGACGGCCATGACGTGGCGGTCATCGCGAACTACGGCCTGCAGGGTGGGGTGCGCGACTGGGAGGGGATCCGGGTCTACCCCTCGGGGTCGAACTGGTCGAACGACGTGATCGCTGCACATGCGACCCACTGGTTCGACGGGGAGCCCGGCCTGCTCGTCACGCTCTACGACGTGTGGACCCTCGAGCATCCCGCTTACCGAGAGATGACGATGGCCGGCTGGGTGCCGATCGACCATGCGCCGGCGCCGCGGCTGGTGGCCCGCCATTTCGCCGAGACCGGTTCGGTGCCGATCGCGATGAGCGACTTCGGTCGCCGTCAGCTCGCCGCCGACGGCCTCGACCCGCTGTACGTCCCGCACGGGATCGACACGACGGTGTTCGCCCCGGTGCCCGACGCGAAGGCCCTGTTCGGCATCCCCGAGGACGTGTTCCTCGTCGGGATGGTCTCGACCAACAACTCGCTCGAGCCGTGCCGCAAGGCGTACCCCGAGGCGTTGATGGCGTTCCGCCGTCTGCTGCATTCGCATCCGGACGCCTTGTTGTACATCCATGCGGAGAACCGTGGTGCGCTCGGCGGCCTCGACCTGGTGGCGTTGGCGACCGGGGTGGGGATCCCGACCGAGAACCTCCTGTTCGTCGACGGGTACCGGTACCGCAACGGGCTGATCGGCCAGGCCGAGCTCGCGAACCTGTACTCGGCGTTCGACGTCCTGTTGTTCCCGAGCATGGGTGAAGGGTTCGGGATCCCGACGGTCGAGGCGCAAGCCTGCGGCACGCCGGTGATCGTCACGAACTTCTCCGCCCAGGCCGAGCTCGTCGGGCCCGGCTACGCGACCGCCTGGCAGCCCCGGTGGGATCCCGCCCAGCTCGCCTACTGGGCGACGCCGCTGATCGACGACATCGCCGAGGCGCTTGTTCATGCGGCCGAGCATCGTGACCACCTGGTCGAGATCGGCCCGGCGTGCCGCGAGTTCGCCCTCGGCTACGACGCCGACCATGTGTACACCACCTACTGGCAGCCGGCGCTCGAGACGCTCGAGGGGTTGTTGCCGTCGACGGCGCCGATCCGGCTGTGAACATCACCGCCGCGGTCCTGTGCCACAACCTCCACGCCCACGACCGCCTCGACCTGTTCTGGCAGACGTGGGAGTCGCTGCACGTCGAGGGGGTGCGGGTCATCCCGGTCGACAACGGGTCGACCGACTCGACCGACGAGCTGGTCGCCGACCTCGGCGGTTACGTCTCCAAGGACCGGCTGACAACCTGCGGGCACGGCACGAACCTGTGTGCGCGTGTCGCGATCGGAACCGACGCAGACCTGTGCGTCCTCTCCGATGACGACATGCGATGGCTGCCCGGCTGGGCCGAGCAGCTCCGCGCCTGGTGGTCCGCCGCGCCCGACGACGTGCTGTTGACCGGCTGCCATGTGGAGCCGGTGTTCTCGTGGAACGAGATCCACGGCCGGGTCGTCTGCGGCGGTGTCCCGGGTCTGATCCGGGCTTCGACCGGGGCGGCGTCATGGTCGTTCCGTGCCGGTGACTGGCCCCGCATCGGGCCGGTCCCAGATCGCATCCAAGGCTGGGGTGACGTGCCCACCTGCCAGCGCATCACCGACGCCGGCTACCGGGTCGCGCAGCTGAACCTCGCCGAGCATGCGGGGCACGGGCGCAGCACCTGGGGGAACCGGACTGTGGAGATGCACGGCTGGGACATCGACCCGGCCCTGGCCTGCCTGGAGGCTCCATGAACGTGCTCGTGACCGGCGGTTCGGGGTTCATCGGCTCCCATGTGGTCGCCGAGCTCCTCGCCCGGGGGATGACCCCGGTGATCTTCGACCGGCATGTGCGCCGCCCCCCGCAGGGCTGCGAGCTGATCCTCGGCGACGTTCGCGACCCGGTCGCGGTGACCGAGGCGGTCGCCCACGCCGACGGGGTGATCCATCTCGCCGCGGTACTCGGCACCCAGGAGACGATCGCGAACCCGCGTCCCGCCGCCGAGACGAACGTCCTCGGCAGCCTCAACGTGTTCGAGGCGGTCGCCCAGTACCGGGTCCCGGCCGCGCTCGCCGCGGTGGGGAACCACTGGATGGACAACGGCTACTCGATCTCGAAGACGTGCGCCGAACGCTTCGCGAACATGTACAACGGCGAGCGGGACACGAGCATCGCGGTGGTGCGGGCGTTGAACGCCTACGGGCCCGGCCAGTCGGTCGCCGCCCCCTACGGCCATTCGAAGGTCCGCAAGATCATGCCGTCGTTCGTGTGCCGGGCGTTGGCCGGCGACCCGATCGAGGTCTACGGCGACGGCTCCCAGCAGATGGACATGATCCATGTCGGCGATGTCGCCTGGTGTTTCGTCGAGGCGATGCTCGTCGGGCCTCGGGCCGACGGGCGGGTCTACGAGGCCGGGACCGGTTTCGGCCCCGAGGTGCGGGACATCGCCCAGGTCGTGATCGACACGGTCGGCCAGGGCGAGATCGTGCACCTGCCGATGCGGCCCGGCGAACCGGACCATTCGGTGGTCGTCGCCGACACGTCGACGCTGACGCCGATCTGGCCGCAGGACCGCCGCTTCATCGACCTGGTGAGCGGCGTCGAGGAGACCGTCGCCTGGTACCGCCAGGCTGAGGGTGTCCACTGGTCGGCTCGGTGATCCCCAACCTCGTGCACCGCATCTGGTTCGGGCCCGCCCCGATGCGGCGCGAGCTGGTCGAGTTCGGCCGCACCTGGGAACGCCACGGCTACGAGCTGAAGCTGTGGACCGAGGCGAACCTGCCTCGGCTCCGCAACCAGTGGGTCTACGACGAGATCGGCCGCCGGGGCGTGAACACCGGCGGCGGAGTCCCCGAGCTGGGCGTGTGGGTGCAACGCGCCGACGTCGTCGCCTACGAGCTGATCTACGAGCACGGCGGCATCTACGCGAACTGCGACATGGAATGCCTCCGCCCGATCCCCCTCGAGGGGATCTCGGCGTTCGCCGGCTACGAGGACGGCGAGTTCCTGTCGAATGCCCTCATGGGCTGCGAGACGGGACATCCGTTCTTCGGTGCGGTGATCGACGAGCTCGAGCCCCGCTACCGGGAGATGCCGGGCGAACCGATGAACGGTGTGACCGGCCCGCACCTGTTGACCTGGGTGCACCGCACGAACCCCGGTCTCCTGCACGTCTTCCCGAAGGCGGCGTTCAACCCGGTGCTCTACGACATCGAGTCGATGCGCACCGAATGGGACGACCACCCCGACTCGTACTGCGTCCACCACTGGGGTCACACCCGGGACCGGTGGACCGCCGCACCGTCCGACGCGTTCCTCGATGCGCGCTACCGCTGACGTCACCCTGCTGACGGCGTCGATGCCGGAACGGCACCGGATGCTCGGCGAGCTGTGCGCCTCGGTCGCCGCCCAAGACGTCGCCCCCCGCCAGCATCTCATCGCGGTCGACTACCCCGAGGAGGGGTTCGTCGCCACGATCAACCGGCTCGCCCGCCAGGTGACGACCTCCTGGCTGATGGTCCTGCCCGACGACGACCTCCTCGACCGTTGGCATCTGTCGACGATCGTGGCGGCCGCCGGCTGGTACGACGTCGCCTACACCTGGTGCCGTTCCGAGGGTCGTGACGGCTGGACGCCGAACAGTGCGTTCGACGCCGAGACGTTGCGGCGAACGAACTTCATCCCCGGGGGTGCGGCGCTGATCCGCACCGACCTGTGGCAGCGCCTCGGCGGGTACCGCAAGACCCCGGACTGGGACGGCGTCGAGGACTGGGACTTCTGGATCCGGGCCCTCGACGCCGGCGCCGAGTTCGTCTGCGAGCCGACAGTGACGTGGACCTACCGGTTCCACGGCCAGAACCTGTCCCTCGGGCAGCTCCCCTACCACCGTAAGTGAGGACCCTGTGGCCGACACGCTCGACATCGTGAGCCTCACCGAGGCGAAGGCCGCGGTCAACATCGACGCGTCGAACACGAGCTACGACACCGAGATCGCCGCGTACATCACCGGCGTGTCCCGCCGGATCGACACGCTCTGCGGCCCGGTGGTGCGCCGCACGATCAGCGCCGAGACCCACTGGTGTGGGGCGGCACCGTTCGTCGACGTGCGCCACGTCCCGATCTCGAGCGTGTCGTCAGTGGTCGAGTACGACCAGGAGGGCACGGCCACGACCCTGACTGCGGAGACGGTGTCGACGAAGCCGACCGACGGCTACCTGATCGACGTCACCCGGGAGGTCCCGACCCGGATCTACCGGCGTTCCCAGGGTGGCCCCTATACGTTCCCCGCCGCGGGCGCGGTCGTGATCACCTATGGCGCCGGCCGTTACGCGAACACCGCCGCGGTCGACGAGGTGTTCAAGCGGGGCGCGGCGATCATGTTCTCACACCTGTGGCGCCGCGAGCAGGGGGTCGGCTCGACGACGTTCGGGCCGCTCGAGGACACCGGGCTGGGCACCCCGACGTTCGCGGTGCCCCGTGCGGTCGTCGAGCTCCTCGCCGAGCATCTCCGCCCGGCGGGTGTCGCCTGATGGCGGCAACCAGCCTCGTCAACGCGAAAGCCGACCTGTACACGCGGCTCTGCGCGAACACGACCCAGGGCACACCGGCGGCGACGCTGACGACGATCTCCCGGGTCTACGACCATGAGCCGAACGCCGGCGAGATCGCGAAGCCGACGTCGATCACGCTGATGACCGCGTCGATCGACCCCGAGTACTTCCGGTTCCAGCTGCGGATCTACGCCGCCGACGCCACCCAGGACATCACCCAGGACCGCCTCGACCTCGCAATCGACCAGGTCGACACGATCCTCGGCCGCAACGCCAACGACCCGTACTTCGGGCCTTCCCAGTGGGCGGTCGACTACGTCGACGAGATCGGCGCCTGGCTCGCCGTCTCGGAGGTCCTCGTCGGCCGGGAGGATTACTTCTAGGTGCGGGTCCTGATGGTCCGCCCCGGCCCCCACTTCTCGGTCCTCGACGTGCATCTCGGCTGGTTCCGGGCGTTCCAAGAGTTGGGCGTCAACGTCGAAGAGTTCCGCCTGGACGACCGGCTGGACTTCTTCACGCAGGCGATGCTCGAGCAGGACGGCGAGCTGCGTCGCGTGTTCAACGACGAGGCCGGGATCCGCCTCGCCGCCAACGGCCTCAAAGAAGCGTGTTACGACTTCTGGCCCGACGTGGTGATCGTCACCTCGGGGTTCTTCATCCCGCCGGACGTGCTGCGGGTGGTGCGCTCCCGACGGCATCGGCTCGTCGCCCTGTTCACCGAGTCCCCTTACGAGGACGACCGGCAGGTCGAACGGGCCGACCTGTTCGACGTGGTCCTCCTGAACGACCCGACGAACCTCCAGGCGTTCCGGGAACGCCAGTGGCGCTCCTACTACATGCCCCACGCCTACGACCCGGGCCTGCACCGGCCGGGCCCGGGTCTGCCCGAATGGGCGTGCGACCTGGCGTTCGTCGGCACCGGCTACCCGTCCCGCCAGGAGTTCCTCGCCGCCTGCGATCTCGACGGCCTGGACGTGCGCCTCGGCGGCAACTGGCCGCAGGCCGGCGCCTGGTTCACCGACCGGCTCGTCCACCCCGACGGCTACTGCCTCGACAACACCGAGACGGTGCAGCTCTACCAGTCGGCTCGGGCCGGCCTGAACCTGTACCGCAAGGAAGGCTCAGCCGGGGCTGACGGCTGGGCGATGGGGCCCCGTGAGGTCGAGCTCGCCGCGACGGGTTGTTTCTTCCTGCGGGAGCCCCGACCGGAATCGGATCGGGTGCTGTCGATGCTCCCCACGTTCTCCGAGCCTGGCGAGGTGCGTCCGCTCCTCGACTGGTGGCTCACGCACGACGAGCAGCGCGCCGACACGGCCGCCGCTGCCCGTGCGGCGGTCGCCGACCGGACGTTCACTGCGAACGCCCGCCGGCTGCTCGAACTGATCTCGTAACACCTTAAGCAGATCCTTAGGAGGGATTCCGCTATGGCACGTATCCACGGGCGCTCCGGGCGCCTCTACGCCGGCATCGCAAGCTCGGGTACCGCCGAGCCCATCGCGTTCCTGAACAGCTGGTCGGTCGACTTCTCGAGCGACGACGTGGAGGTCACCAGCTTCGGGGACACCTCGAAGGTGTACGTCTCGGGTCTGCCCGACGTGGCCGGCACGTTCGCCGGGTTCTACGACGACGCGACCGCCCAGATGTACACCGCTGCGGTCGACGGCGTCGCCCGCAAGTTCTACCTGTACCCCTCGACCGGGAACACCGGCCAGTACTGGTTCGGGACTGCGACGTTCGACTTCTCGATCTCGACCGGGGTCGGCGACGCGGTGACCGTGTCCGGCAACTTCCGGGGCGCCGGCACGGTCTCGAAGGTCGGCTGATCCCGAAGGGGGGCACAAGATGGGCGAGAAGGTCTGGGCCGTCAAGGTCGACGGCCGGATTGTCCAGGTCCAGGACCTGGCGCTCGACACGTTGGCGGGTATCGCCGAGCGGAACAAGGTGTCGTGGATCGATGTGATCTCGGCACCGGCCCGCGACGCGCATGTGGCCCGCGACGTGTTGGCCGCCGCCTGCACGCATGCCGGTACCGAGGCGCCGACGGCGATCTCGGGTCGCGAGATGCTCGAGCGTTTTGAGCTGATCGAGGACGACAAGCCGCAGGAGTTCACAGACGGAATCCCTCCGCAGGGGGCCGGCCGCTCGACGCTTTGATCGTCCAGCTGTGCCGGCCCCCGTTCTGTTTCACGCCCCGCCAGGTCCGCGAGGAGTTCACGGCCCGTGATGTGGCCCTGTTGATGTTGGCGGTGGATGGCTGATGGGTGTGTCGAAGTCAGGTAAGCAGCTCGCCCGCAAGTTTCAGCGCACGATCGACGACTTCGATGATCTGACGTTGGCGCAGGTCAAGGAGGCGTCGCAGATCATCAAGACCGAGGTGACCCGTCGCGCCCCGAAGCGCCTGTCGGGGGTCGGGAAGCGGGGTGCCCGCATCGGGGTGCGTTACAACGTCGACCGGTTCGGGGATGCGTTCGAGGCGAAGTCGTTGGTGTTCGCGACGGGCCCGTTCCATCTGATCGAACGTCCGACCGACGCGCACCGGATCCCCCGGGCGGAGGTGGGTCGGGGGAAGCGCCGGCGGGCGAACACGAAGCCGATCGTGATCCCCGGGGTGGGGGTGCGCCGCTCTGCGCAGCATCCGGGCACGAAAGGCAAGTACCCGTGGCGGAAAGGCAACGAGGCCGCCGAACCCAAGGTGCGCGAGGTGCTGACCTCGAAGACCGCGACGGTGATCCGGAGGAACTTCTAGATGGCGATCACCCGAGAGAAGCTCGAGCTCCTCATCACCGGGGACGCGCGCGACGCGGTCGCAGCGATGCGTCAGGCATCGGGTGCGGCCACCGGCCTGGACGACTCGGTCGGCGCGTCGGCGACGAAGATGAGCAAGCTCGGCGCGGTCGCCGGCGCCGCCGGTTCGGCGATCCAGCAGAACATCGGCATGATCGCCACCACGGCGGTCGCCGCGATGACCGCCGCCGCGGTCGCCTCGATCCGAGAGTTCACCCAGCTGGCCGACAAGGTGCGGGACTTCTCGCGCGTCTCGGGTCTAAGCGCCGGGCAGTCGTCGCGTCTCGTCGCGATCTTCGACGATCTGAAGATCTCTCAGGAGGCGGCGAACAACGGGTTCCTGCGCCTGAACCGGGGGATCTCGTCGGGGACCGTCAACCTCCAGGAGTACGGGGCTGAGGCGGTCCGCAACCGGGACGGCAACCTCAACATCTACAAGACGCTTCTGTCGGTCGCCGACGCCTACACGTCGACGTCGGATTCGGGTCGTCGAGCGCAGCTGGTGCAGGAGGCGTTCGGGAGGGGTGGCGCGGCGCTGATCCCGATCCTCGAGCAGGGCCGGGAGGGGATCGAGCGGCTGTACGGGCAGGTGCCCGAGGGGCAGCTGCTGAAGAACGAGGATCTGATCCGGGCGCGCGAGTTCGAGTTGGCGTTGGATGACCTGAACGACTCGGTGATGGAGCTCAAGGTCGGTCTCGGCCGCGAGTTGGCCCCTGCGGTGACCGGCGTGGCGAGTGCCGCTGCGGGTCTGATCCGTGCCGGTGGCGACGCCAAGAGCACGCTCGACAGTTGGGGTGCTGGTGGCACGGTCCTCAATGGAGTCTTGAGAGGCCTTGCTGCCACTGTCACGCTGGGCGCGTCTGAGGTCTACCTCCAAGTAAAGGCATTCGGCGAGAGCCAGCAGTCTCTCGACCGGTTGACGTCGGCGCAGAAGGCGTACGGCGAAGCCTTGGCGTCACTCAAGAAGTTGCAGGACGAAGACAACGCCAGCACCAAGGAGCTGCGAGACGCTAAGGAGGCGCTCGCCAACGCCCGGGAACGGTACGGCAACATCCTCGACCGGACGAACGCGAAGCAGCAGACCGAGATCGACAAGCTCGAAGCGACCAAGCAGTCGACCTATGACCTGATGTTGATGAAGATGGGTCTGGAAGGCGCGCAGATCGCGATGGAGCGCGCCACCACCAATCTCGACAAGGTGATGGGCGACTCCACGGCGACCGACCTGGAGAAGCGCGACGCGACCCTGTCGGCATCGACGGCGATCATGAACTACGCCCGGGAGCAGCTCGAGCTGGAAGGCCAGTCGATCGAGACCGAGGCCGGCCAGAAGCGGTTTCGCGACATTCTCGACTACATCGCCGGGACGTTGGCACCGGACAACCCGTTGCGGTCGCGTCTGCGCGACTACAAGAACGACCTCGAGGGCATCCCGACAGACGTTCGCACGACGTTCAGTGTGCGTCTTGACACTCGAGAGATCTACGGCCAGCTCCAGGACATGGGGCTGACCGGCGAGCAGGCCGCCGAGATGATCCGCGCGTCGTACGAGTATCTGATGCCGACTCGTTACGAGGGTGCGACGGGTGGGCTGGTGACCCGGCCGACGATGGCGTTGATCGGCGAGGCGGGACCGGAGGCGGTGATCCCGTTGAACCGGGCGCCGGGCGCGTCGCCGCTCGGTCCGCTGGGTGGCGGGTCGATGTCGATCACGGTGCCGTTGGTGGTCGACGGCCGGGTCCTCGCTGAGGTGACGGCGTCGGAGTTGAACCGGCCGGGTGGCCCGGTGATCAAGCAGCGGGCGATCGTGTGAGCGTCCCGACTCCGATCGTGGAGTGGGCGCCGGCGAAAGGCCCGTACGAGACGGTCGACACCTACTACAACCTGGACGGTACGGCGGGGACGTTCATCACGACGCCCGATGCGGCGGCGTGGACGTTTGCGGGTACGTACCGGGTGATGATGCGGGTCCGGGCGACCGATTGGACGGCCGCGGCGACGCAGCATCTGGCGACCCATTACGGGGTTTCCGGGGCGTTCGCCTGGCGGTTCTCGGTGACGACGGCGGG